CCGGCGCCCTCGGCACTAACCCGTCAATGGTCTTGTTCGATGAAGTCCTAACGCAGAAGGACCGGCATCTATGGGATGCGATGCGACAGGGCTTCGGTACCCGGCGTCAGCCGATTCTCATTGCCACTACTACAGCCGCGTACACGTCGGCGCGTTTCGCCTTGGAGGAACACGAGTATGGAGAACAGCTCCTCGATAACCCTGCCGCCGATCCTGCCCGGTTCGTGTTCATGCGGAACACCCCACGGGATTGGAACTGGCGAGACGAAGGCAGACCCGCCGACCCCAGCACCGGAGAGCCCGCAACCGGCTGGTACCACGCCAACCCCGCCCTCGGAGACTTCCTCTCCATCGGCAACCTGAGGTCTGAGGCGGTAGAGGCCGAGTCGAAGCCTTCGGCCGAGAACGCGTTCCGCGTCTTCCGGCTGAACCAGTGGGTGAGCCAGGCGGAGCGCTGGCTAGACATGGCCGTGTGGGACGCCAACGCGGCGGAGCCCGTTGACCGTGAGGCCCTGAAGGGCCGTTGCTGCTTCGCCGGCCTCGACCTGGCGAGCGTCAGCGACTTCACGGCGTGGGTTCTGCTGTTCCCCGGCTCCCCTGAGGACCCGGACGCAGACGGTTTCACGGTCCTCCCCCGCTTCTGGATTCCGTCCAAAGCTCTCAAGGCCAGGGGCGCCCAGCGGCAAACGCTTGAGTACTGGCGGGACCTCGGCTACCTGACGATCACGGACTCTGACACCACGGATTACAACGTGGTGCGCGAGGAGATCGGCAAGGACGCCGAGGACTTCTGTATAGACCTCTTCGGCTATGACCCGTGGAACGCCACTCACCTTGTGAGCGAGCTTGAGGACGGGGGTCTTGAGGGCGTTAAGGCGCCTCAGACCTCCGCGCGCATGACGGACCCGTGCAAGTGGATGGAAAGCCTCCTTGCTCAGGGCCAGCTACACCACGGCGGTAACCCGGTTCTTCGCTGGATGGCGGACAACGTAGAGGTTCAGTTCACGGGGGAAGGGCTCTTCAAGCCCTCTAAGGCCAAGTCTGGCGACAAGATCGACGGCATTAGCGCGATGCTTAACGCGCTCTTTGTCGCCTTCACTGAAGACGATGCAGAGGTGGGCTTTATCAGCCTTGCCGACTAACGGGGGTGGGTTGATGAAGCGCGGTACGCTCGCTAAGGACCTTATGGCCTCGGTGCTTCAATGCTCCGGGGTGTTCGTGTTCGCCGTTGGCGCCTATCAGGTCTATAGGCCTCTCGGGTATCTGCTTGCGGGGCTTTTCTTGATGCTGGTGGGCTTCTCGCTGACGCCCAAGCCGGAGAAGGCGGCGGAGCGGGGGCCTGAGTACCGGTGAGTGTCTTCTCTCGCATTGAGAAGCGCACGGGTGGTCTCGGGTGGCTGTCTTCACAGCCCCCGGTTGACTGGGTGCGCAACGCCTTCCTGGCGAATGACCCGATCTACTCGGGCAAGCAGGTCAACGAGCAGACCGCTATGCAGGTCTCCGCGGTCTACTACTGCGTTGGCCTGATCTGCGACGCTATCGCGTCGCTTCCGGTCCAGACGTACAAGGAATACCCGGACGGCACCACGGATTACGTCCGTGCGCCGGCCTGGCTGCGGAAACCGAACTACCGCATGACCCCGTTCGACTTCTGGCAGCGCGTCTTCATGTCGCTGCTTGTCGCCGGTAACGCCTACATCTTCACCCTGCGGAACTCCAAGGGTGACGTTGTGGAGCTGTGGCCCATTCATCCGTCGTGGGTGTATCCGTATCCGGAGCAGGGCTCGACGGACGTTCTCTTTGACGTTAACGGCGTCACGATGGACTCAACCGAGATCCTTCATATCCCGGCTATGTCGATGCCGGGCTACCTGACCGGCCTCAGCCCGCTTGAAGCGGCCCGGCAGGCTATCGGGATCTCGATGGTTACCGAGGAGTTCGGGGCCCGGTTCTTCTCGCAGGGCGCTTACATGTCCGGGATCATTCAGGCCACGGGCAAGATGAACCCCGATGAGGCTAAGCGCCTCAAGGAAGAGTTCATGAAGCGCCACCAGGGCGTTGCCAACTCTCACGCCGTGGGCGTGCTGACCGGCGGGGCCACCTGGCACCCGATCACCATCACCCCCGAGCAATCGCAGTTCCTTCAAACGCGGAACTTCACCAAGGCGGACATTGCGCTGTTCTACCGGGTGCCGGCGTACCGGGTTGACCCGGCGGTTACGTCGTCTTGGGGCAAGGGCGTTGAAGAGCAGAACTATCAGTTGGCTCAAGACACGTTCCACCCGTGGGCGGCCCGTGTCGAACAGGCCATCTCTACCTTCCTTCTGCCGGGCTTTCAGCAGATGCGCTTCAACATGGACGCGCGCATGAGAGCGAAGCTCTCGGAGCGCTACCAGGCTCACGCCCTGGCGATCCAGAACGGCATCAAGAGCCCGGACGAAGTCCGCGCCGAGGAAGGCGAGCCGCCGATTCCTGGCGGCAAGGGTGATCAGTACTTCCGCATGGCAACGGTTATCGGCATTGACGAGAACCTGCCCACGGTCAGCGACAAGAACAAGCAGCCGGATGTTGTTGACGGCGGCGACGCCGGGTCGTTCATGTTCACGCCTCCGGCCGTTGATGGCGTGGCGCCAGAAGGCGCACAGGGGAAGGGCAACCCTGAGCCACCCGCGCCAGCGCAGAACCAGAGCCCCCCTCGGCAACCAACAGCTAACGCACCGAAGGGCAAGCGATGACGTTTGAGCGTCGCGCGGTGGATACCGCGTTCAACATCACCAACACCGGGGACCGGTGGACGTTCACCGGCTACGCCGCGAAGTTCGACACGAGGTCTCACGACCTCGGGGGCTTCGTGGAGACCATCCGGGGCGGGGCCTTCGGCCGCGCCATCAGTGAGGGCCAGGACGTACGCGCCCTGATCAACCATGACCCGGGCCTGATCCTGGGGCGTACCGCGTCCGGCACGCTGAAGCTGGCCGAGGACTCTACGGGGCTCCACTACGAGGTGGACGCCCCGGACACGTCCTACGCGCGGGACCTCGCGGAATCCATGCAGCGCGGGGATGTCACGCAAAGCTCGTTCGGCTTTCGGGTCCGTCAAGACGACTGGCAGAAGGAAGGCCGCGGGCGTTTGCGGACGCTGATTGACGTTGACCTTCTCGACGTCAGCCCCGTGACCTACCCGGCCTACGAGGACACCGAATCGGGCGTGATGGGCGCCGCTCGGGCGCTCCGGGCCGCGTGCGAGGCGCGCGGGTGGGACCTGGTAGCCGACGACTTGGCCGGGTCCTGGAATCCGCTTCCGCCGGCACCCGAAAGCAACGACGTTCTTAGGACCGCCCTCCGGGCGATCCGGCTTAGGGGCCACGCCTAACGGCGCCAGCTCCAACACACATCAGAGGCTCACCCCGATTAGACGGGGGTGGGCCTCTTTCGTATGCCGCTTAGGCGGCCCCTAGGGGGAGGCAACATCTTGAGCAACTACGCGGCTCAGGCCGAAGAGATCCTGACCAAGCGGGCGAATGTCTTCGAGCAGCGCAAGGCGCTGACCGACAGCCTGAAGGACGGCGAGGCGCCGTCCGCAGAGCAGCGGAGCCAGCTCGACCGCATGGACGCGGACCTTGACCGGCTGGGCGCCGAGGCCCGCTCCATCGTGGAGGAGGGCGAGCGAGAGCGCGACGCGGCCGAGCTGCGCCAGCGCGCTATCGCTCTGGGCGCGAAGCCGGGCGTGTTCAACGGCGACCAGGGCCGACAGGCCCAGGGCAAGAGCCTGTCCGATGAGATTCGGGCTCTGGGCTATGGCGAGTCGATCACCATCGGCAATGACCTGTACATCAAGCCGGGCCAGGAGGCCCGCGCGGTCCTGGCGGCCGACGCCGAGACCCGGGTTGCGACCACGGGCGTTGCGGCCAATGCCGGCGCCACGATTCCCACCACGTTCGTTGCTCGGGTGCTTGAGTACATGCTCCCGAACATCGGCGTTTGGCAGGCTCAGCCCACCATCATCACCACGGCTTCGGGTAACCCGATGACGTTCCCGCGTCTGACTGCGCGTCCGGCCGTGGCGCCGGTCGCGGAGAACACGACCTTCCCGACGAGCGACGCCGCGTTCAACAACTTCACTCTGGGCGCCCACAAGTACGGCGTCATCGTCCAGGTGTCCAAGGAGATGGTTGAGGACTCCGGGATTGACATCGCGGGCTTCATCGCTCAGCAGGCCGGCATCATGGCGGGCCGCCAGGTCGCGCATGACCTCCTGGTGGGTACCGGCGCCAGCGGCCAGCCGAACGGCCTTCTGACGGCCGCTGTCGCGGCCAACGCGGGTACCACCATGGGCACCCTGGGCGTCATCTCGGGTGATGACGTGATCGCGCTGTATTACAGCGTGATTGACGCCTACCGCGCCAACTCGAAGTTCCTGATGGCTGACACCACCGTGGGCAAGCTGCGGGGCGTCAAGGACGCGTATGGACAGTACCTGTGGCAGCCCGGTCTTGTGTCCGGCGCCCCGGACATGCTGTTGGGCAAGCCGGTTGTCACGGACATCAACATGCCGACTGTCGCGACCGGAAACAACTGCGTGTTGTTCGGCGACTTCAGCACGTACTACGTGCGTCAGGTCAACGGCGTTCAGGTCGAGAAGAGCTTTGAGTACGGATGGGGTTCTGACCTGATCTCGTACAAGGTGACTTGGCGCGGGGATGGCAACCTTCAGGACACTACCGGCTCGCTGAAGACCCTGGTTGGTAAGTGATCTGAGAGGGCAGGGCTTAGCGGCCCTGCCCTTCTTCTTTTAGGGGGCCAGGTTGTCTCTTCTTCGCGGCTTCTCCGGAACGCTTGGCGCTACGTTCATGGTGGATGAGACGGCCGTTGACGCCGGGGCCGTTACGGTCACGGTCACCAATCAGGCCGGCGCGGCGGTCGCCTCCGGCGCCGCTACGGGTGTTTCAACAGGCGTCTACACGTTCCCGCTTCCGGCGCAGACTGCGCTAGGGACGCTTACCGTCCTGTGGGCCGGGGCGACGCTTTCGCAGACCACACAGGTTGAGGTCATCGGCTCTCCCTTGTTCAATCTGCCCGACCTGCGGGCAGCGGACAAGGCTTTTGCCGACACTACGAAGTTCCCCACGGCCGCCCTTAGTGCGGCCCGGAACGCGGTCACTGACGAGTTCGCCCGCATCTGCGGGAGGTCGTTCGTCCCCAAGGGCGACACGTACACGACCACGCTCGACAACACGGGGTTTCTGCTGCTGCCCCATGCGGACGTGACGAAGCTGGTTTCCGTCGTCATCGACGGCACGGCGCAGGACGTGACCACGCTTCAGCTCGATCCGATCGGCATGGTTACGGGCCTGCCGACGCTTCAAGCGGCAACGCTGACTCAGTTGTGGGATGGCTCGATCGGCTCGGGCACACCCGGGCCGGGCCTCATGGTCGTGACCTACGAATACGGGTTCGCCTACGTCCCGAACGACTTGTATCGGGCAGCTGTACAGCGCGCCCGCTTCATCCTGGCGTCTATCGCCTCCGGCATCCCGGACCGCGCAACGAGCTTCGTTGCGACGGAGGGCGGCTCCTTCACGCTGGCAACGCCGGGCTCCGGCGTGTGGCAGACAGGCATTCCCGACGTTGACGCGGTGCTTGCCCGGTACACCATCGCGCCCAAGGGGGTGGTTGCCGTATGACCGGCAACAACTCCACAAACGCCCTTCTGGTCAAGGCGGCCGTTCAGACCGCCTTGCAGGCGGACCCCGGTCTTACGGGGATTGAAATCGTGTGGGGTCCCGACCCGAGGGACCAGCCTCAACAGTGGGTTCTGTTGGGGGCTATCCGCTGGGATCACGAAGAGTGGAAGACGCTTAAGACCAAGCAGGAGACTTTCACTCTCGACCTTATCTCAGAGGTCATGCTCACAGCGTCTTCCGCCTTCGAAGCGGAGACGCAAGCGGCTGCGATCAACACGCGCCTTGAGCAGTTCTTCAAGGCCAATCCGGCTTTCGGCCTTTCGTATGTCGTCTCTTCCATCTACAACCCCGGGCGCCTGCTGTCGTTCCCTGCTGATGACCGGTGGGTGGGCCAGGTGCACGGGGAACTGCGCGTCATAGCGCGCGTCTAACGGGGGGTTCATCTTGGCTACGGCCATCATCTACGGGGGCCCGTTTACGGCGGTTACCGCGCCTGACGGCACCCTGTTTCCTATCGGGGTCTCGGTCCCTGTTTCTGACGAGCTAGCGGCGGGTCTGCTGCTTCAGAACTTCAGCGTTGCTAACGCTCCGGCGGCTGCGCCGGCAACGGCGCCTGTGGCCGCTCCTGTGGCCCTTTCGGGGCCTGCTGAGACTCCCGCTATCCAGGCTCCGGCTCCGGCCGTGAGCGCCGCTCCTGCGGCTGTCTCTGCGCCCTCTCCGGCTGCCTCTACGGCGCCGACCCTGGCGCCTTCTACGGGGGTGAGCTGATGACGACTTACGACGTTCACAGTCAGTATCTCGGCATGGGTGAGGAGACCGGCTATAACGTGCCGATCGCTTCGGCCCGGTTCTTCGAGCTTCAGACAGAGAGCTTCGGCGGGAAGTACTCCCGCATTGACGCCAAGGGCGTGCGCGCAGGTAACCGCGTGCTCCGCGGCGACCGGTGGGCGCCGAACTTCAAGGGCGCGGACGGCTCGGTCAAGTTGGAAGTCCTGGATTCCGGCTATGGCCTGCTCTTCAAGCACATGCTCGGCGCGATCGCGGCCGGTACCCCCGTGGGCGGTAAGACCACCTACACGGCGACGCTGGGGAGCCTGACAGGCCTGTCTACGACCTGGCAGGCGGGCCGCTACGACACCAGCGGCGGCCTGACTCCGTTCACGTATACGGGCGGGAAGGTCCACAACTGGGAGCTTGCGGCGGCCGTGGACGGCATCCTTGAGCTGACCCTGAACATGGATTTTGCCACGGAGAACATAGGCGCCGGTGCCGGTCCTCTGGCGCTGGCTACGCCGACCTACCCGGCCGTTGCGCAGCTCTTCACCTACGTTGGTGGTTCCGTCACCGTGGGCGGGACGACCTTCTACGCGCACGACGTCATGTTCAAGGGAGACAACTCCCTGAAGGTGGATCGCTTCTTCATGGCCAACAACGGCATCAAGAAGGAACCGCTTGAGCAAGAGTTCCGAAAGATCACTTGGGAGCTCAAGGGCGAGTTTGACGGCATGACGCAGTTCAACCGTGTAGCGGCGGCGACCAACGCCGGGGCTACCGCTGCGATCGTGGCCAACTTCGCCACCCCGCAGGGCGGGGCGCTGTCGATCAACATCCCGGCGGCCCGGTTCGACGTTGGTCCGCCTCACGTGGACGGCGCGAAGATTCCCGAGATCACGTTCACGGGCGTTGGCCTGGACGACGGCACGGACCAGCCCATCACGATCACGTACACCACCACGGACGCCGCACCGTAATGCCCAGCGGCCGAGGTAAGCAGTTCACGAAGACCTACTCAAACGACTTCTCACAGAAGATCGAGGTTCAGGGGCTCTATGAGTTTCTGGCCCGCGTGAAGGCCACCACTCCAGAGGTGGCTAAGCAGGTTGCTGACGTGAACAAGAAGGCGGCTGACATCGTTAAGGATGCCGCCGCCGCCAAGGCCCAAAGCATTGGGTCTACGGCCGCTAAGGCGTCTCAGTCGCTCGCGACTTCTAAGGCCACTCGGCAAGCCTCCGTCCGCCTTGGGCGGGGGATGCCGTTTGCCTTCGGCGCCGAGTTCGGCGCGAAGAAGTACCGGCAGTTCAAGCCCTGGACCGGTAACCAGTGGGTTGGAGGGTCCGGCCCCGCCGGGGGCGTGGGCTACTTCCTGTACCCGGCTATCCGGGAGCAGAAGGCCAAGGTTGAGTCAGAGTACATGGCTGAGATGCTGGCGCTGATGCGCGCGGCCGGGTTCCACGTGACGGACGCCGGCCTTTCCGAGTAGCCCTTCTGGGCTCCCCTTTTTTGCCTTCCACGTAACTCCCTTGACGACTTAAGGAGTCTCTATGTCTGCGCTGAACCTGAACCCCGAAGAGCTGTCCCTTGGCGACCTTGAGGACTTCGAGACCATCACCGGCAAGACCCTTCAGGAAGCCCTAGAGGCTAAGCCGGTTCTTGACGAGAACGGCAAGCAGCGGAAGGACGCTAAGGGCCGTCCGCTGCGTGAGGCGCAGCTCTCCATCACGGTCATTAAGGCCCTGGTCTATCTGACCAAGCGCCGGGACAACCCGGCGTTCACCCTGGACGACGCCCGAAACGTGAAGGTCACTGAGCTGAACTTCACGGAGGCTGACCCGGAGGGAAACGCCTAAGGCTGGAACGGCTTAGGGACTGGGCTCTCTTGTCCCAGTTCTACGGCTGGACTCCGGCCCAGATTCGAACGCTAACGCTTGGCGAGTACCGCGTGTATCTCGCCCACGCTAAGCACCTACGGGATTCGGGGGGAAACCGTGGCGGCTGGTGAGAAGATTCTCCGCGTCATCATCGCGGGTGACGCCATGGGCGCCGTTACGGCGCTTGGGGAGCTGTCCCACGGGCTTGAGCATGCCCACGCCGAGGCGGACACCCACGGTGGCGGAATCATGGGGGCTTTGGGGGGCGCCTCTAAGGGCGTCCTCCTGTTTGCCGGCGCCGCTATCGGCGCGGCTGGGCTTGTCGCTGACGAGTTCTACAAGGTCGGTTCTGGTTACGAGCAGAACTTGAACGCCATCAAGGCGTTCACGCACTCGACCAACGACCAGATGAAGGCCCTTGAAAATCAGCTGTACAGCATGTCTCCGCAGTTCGCTGCGATGGGGCAGACCGTAGGGGATGCTTCAGAGGCCCTGTACGAGCTGACTAAGGCGGGCGCGTCCTCTAAGGACGCTATGACCGAGCTAACGCCCACGATGGCGCTAGCCAAGGCCACCAATACCGACTTCTCGGAGTCGGCAAAGGAGATGACCCGGGTCCTTAACGCCTTCGGCCTGAAGGCGGCGGATTCGTCCATGGTCGCGGACACGCTGACCAACGCCACGCACACAAGCACTCAGACGCTTCAGGACATGGC